GCATGTGGTACTATGACACGGATCCGGTAAACCGCGCACGGCATAAAAAAACCGGCGGCGCAACTCCCATGGAAAAAATCCGCGAGCGGTACGGGTCTGTATCCGTCACGCCTGCCGGACCCGCAAGGCTCACCACCTGCTAACCGCTCCCCCGCGCGGAGGACGCACGCCGGTTCATCACCGGCGCGGGGTTTTCACACAAACCGCGGCACTGCCGCTCACACAAAGGAGTTTTCTATGACTATGCGCGCGAATTTTCAAGATCTTGCGGATTTTTTGCCCGCCGATTTTCTCCGGTCTCCCTCTGTCCGTCTGCAGTATGATCCATATGGCGACGACTCTCTCACAGCTCCGGCAGCCCCTATCTGCCGCGACGTGCACCCAAGCGCCCACATCGATCTCGGCGTTACCCTCTACCCGCCCGGCTGTTTTTCGTCTCCGGACTCTCTCGCCTCCAAGCTTTCAGCGCTCTCCCACACCAAAAAGGCCCTTTTAGATACCCTATCTGCACTCTCGCTATATGAGACTGCGCTGGTGCAGCGGTATCAAGAATTGATCACCGCCGTAACTTTCCCTGCCGTGCGGTTGCTGCGCGAGAGCGGCACGCCGGTTATGTATCTGCTGGAGGTCGGCACCGTCTACATAGATGAGGCCGCCCGATTTGTATGTAGCAGTCGGCGGCGCTTTACCGGCAAACAGCGCGCCGACGCCCTCCAGGCGGTGCGCGATTTTATGGACACACACCCAAGCGCCCGCAGTCATATCGATATAGCCCCGCCCAAGCGCTCCCAATAAAGATAAAAAGAGGCAGAGTTTATACTCTGCCTCTTTTTCTTTTCAGTTTTCCGGTATCTCTGCGGCGTGCGCCGACCGCCACCGCGCCGCACGCCTCGCTTCCAGGCGCTGGAGTTTTTCCACATCGTAGAAAACGGCCATGCCCTCGCGGCCGCTCCCGTCGGCCTCTCCGATATCGTCAAAAACCCTTTTTACCCTCTCGCGCAGTCTCTCGTCAAAAAACACGCGGTGCGGGTCTGGATCCATATAGCCGCAGTACTCTCTCGCGTACAACTCCATGCCGAGCATGGCGCACGCTTTTTGCTCGCCTGTGTCCCCGTTTTTCCCGTGTAGTCCTGCCTCGTATATGTACCGGCTCAGTACATGCAGCAGCGCCTCTACCTCGCCCCCTACTGCCCGCTCATGCAGCTGCAGCAGTCTCGCAAAACTCGCCGCATACTCCGGGCTGCCCTCCGCGCAGTTTTTTATCACCGGCGGCATACACCCGTATATATCTATAAAATCTCTCTCAGTCAGAAATCTCTCCACTCTGATCCTCCTCCGCTCTCGCGTTTTTATCCTCTCTCTGCATCTGTGCTGATATCGCGCGCTTTATATAGGCGTTGACCGACTCCCCCGACTCCCCCGCCGCGGCTTTTATCCGATCCCGCTCCCCGCGTGGCAGGTTCAGTACGATTCTGTCATACGCTTTCGCTATGTATTTGTATGTCGCGCGCTTGCGCGCCTCGCTTAACGCCATATTCTCACCTCCCAACTCCGTTTTTTATAGTATATGCCGCCTCTGTATTGCAAGCAATATATAGATTGCACAAATCAGCCCCCTCAAATTTGTGCAATCTGCGGATTGTGTACTGCTAGCAGGTCTGCTATCATATAGCCATCACACAAACAGAGCGCCGCAAGCGCGGCGCACCACCGAAAGGAGTTTTTCATGAAACGCATCCATTTTGCAACCTATGAGCCGTTCCACTACTATGCAGCAGGCTATCGCCACAACGACATTGACCGGCTCGCCACCGAGTGGCAGCTTTCCAGCGATCAGGCCGACAAGCTCCGTGCTGACCTTCTCGCCGAGGAACGCGACGTCCTCGATTTTTGGATCAGCCGCCGTTTCTCCAGCGAAATCGCCGAGCCGCAGTATTTTCTCGACGCCATCGTTCGCGAGCTCCGCGACCTGCGCCTCTCTGACCCCGCCGAGTGGACCCGCATCTATCCCGCGCTTGCGCCTCTCACAGATGAGCTCGTCGCGCGTATGGCGACACTCGATCAGTCTCCACTGCAGGATGCCGAGGACACGGACTCTATCTACCTTTTTGACGCCGGTTGGGGCGGCGGTCTTGTTGATGCATGGGATCTCATGGACAACTACGATTTATCTGCCTATGACCTTGAGAGCATCCGCGGCGCGCTCGATAGCTATTTCCAGGATTATGCAGTTGATTCCGCTCTCTCTGACTATAGCGACGCTCTCGATGATATCGACAGCGATAGCGAAAACGCTGCAGAGCTCCGTGCGGCGGCATTTAACGCCTGCGTCTCTACTCTCGTAGATCAGACCTCCGAGCGCTACGGCACCGATTTCGCCTATGAGCTGGAGTTCGTCCAGTGGCCGGATGATATCCGTGACGCGGTTATGGCTCGCGTCTTCGGTGAAAATTGGCGCGATAAATAAAACCAAAAAGCGGGCGCAAGCCCGCTTTTCTTTTGTCCCGCCTGGTTCGCTTCTTTGATAGGCGCGGCGGGTCCTAACACCGATATTTTACCACATGCAAAAAGCGGTTGCACCCGGGCGGGTACAGCCGCTTTTCTTCACACAAACGCGCACATAAAAGGTCTTTCATAGCGCACTTGTATTATATCCCTTTTTGCGCCCTCACACAACCTTTTTTGTTTTCTCTTCCAGGCTCGCGAGCGCTTCGGCCTTTTTCCTCTGCGCATGCCGCTTGCACAGAAAAATCTCTTCACTCAATCGCGAGTCGCTATATCCCTGTATATAGCTGCAAAACAGAATGCCGCGGGCGCGCGGGTCCTCGACCAGTTTAATCAGCTCTGCCGCTCTCGCCTGCCTTTTGAGCTCATCAATGTAGCCGTTGATCGCTTCCGCTATTTCGGTGTCCGGCGCTCCGCTTTTCCGGCACTCACCGATTTTCAGCAGCAGCCGTGCCTTTTCCGACTCTGCCCGCTGAAACTCTTGCATCAGCTCTGCCGTCTCTGCCCTACTCCCTTTTCTGCCGCGCATCCCGCTCCCCTCTCCGTCATAATTTTTTATTCTTGTTGCTTATATATCAATTTTATTTATTATATTCATTCTTTTCAACCCGAAATCAATCCCTCAGAAATCAAAAAGCGCACAGCAATCGCCATGCGCCCTTTTCTACTCTTGCTCCGTCCCCTCCGGCAGGATATCCGGATTCTCATCGTCTGGATCCAGCCCTTTTGCGACTGATATGAGTCTGTATAGCTCGCCCTTTATCGCCTCAATCTCTGCCTTGCTGCTGAACCCGCACTCTTCCGCTTTTTCCGGATCCACACGGTCCCAATACTGCCACTCATCATATAGTGTCTGCAGTGTCACTATTCTTCCGAGGCTCTCTGCCCTTTTCGCCCTTTTTCGCTTTTCCTCGCGTATTTCCTTCAGCTCGTAAAGCGCCTGCAAACACCATATTGCGCCCTCCAGCATTCGGCTGTCTCCCTGCCGCTCAAAAAGTTCCTGTGCTGCCCGCTCCGCTACCGCTATCAAACTGTTTAGCTCTTCCGCTTCCAACTTCTTCTCTCTGACCTTCTCAAAATCCAGATTCCAGTCGCCCTTTTCCATTCGTTTCTCCTTTTTCCCTTTATGAACTCGCTCAAAATACATTATTCCGCATTTTCAGCTCGTTCATTCTCCGTTTTTCTCTCATCGAATTTCCGCGCACCCTTTTCATGCCTGCTCTTCGGGCTGTCGTCAGTATATCATAACTCTTCGGCTTCACCCCCCTTTTCTGCTCATCTCATCTATGATTTTCCGCTCCCGCTCCGATAACTCCCATCGTATCACTTTCCGCGCCTCGCGCAATCTTGCATCTGCTGCCACTCTCGCTTTATGCCCTTTTTGCGATAGCAGTACCCCTCTGCCGAAAAGCTCTTTTCCGGCCGCTCTCTGCTCATCCAGCCGCCATATAATCATGCCGTCCTCGCGCGGTACCCGAAAATCGATTTGTGCCTTGGAGTACGCCTCTATGTCCATGCTCCGCAATATCTCTTCCGGATACTCGTATCTCTGCCCGTCCGGTCTTTTTGCCGGCGTTTTTCTGCCCTTTTGCTCCCGCTGTGCCCTCTCGATTTCATTGCGTAGCACCGGCGCACTTCTCACCAGCGCGGATTCCATATTGCTCACAAAACTTGTATTTACCGTTGCCCCATTTTCGTATTTGACCTTGATTGCCGCAACAATTCCGCTCGCCCCGGTCCCTTTCATCGTGCTTAGAATTGTCAGCGTCGGCGCAAATAGAAAATAATCAATCTCCCGCTCATCATAGGATCTGATTATTGTTTTCAGCTTAGAAAACGGAGGATTATCCAGCACCACACACCCTTTTGGATAGTCATAGTGCTCATAGTCCCCTCCGGGATAAAACGGCCTCACGATTCCGCTCTCGTCTATGCCATATTCCCGCGTCGCCCAGCGCTTCACCGCCTCATAGACCGGCTCCGGCGTGTAGCAGTCATCCGTGGTTTTCTTCGGTTTGAATTTCTCCGTAAACTCTTCGTAGCTCTCCCAGTATGCCATGCTCTCCCTGTCTCCGGCGTTTATGCGCCGCCTATAACCTCTCCCGATGCTTCTTCTTCCGCGTAGACCGGTATGCCCTTTTCGCCCTTTTTCAGCCTCTCTCCGGCATATAGCAGATACTCTGTCAGCACCCATGCTGCCGCTCTCCAGCCGTAGCATATAGCCGCATAGTAGTCCTCACGCCCCAGGAATCCCAGCCACTCCATCTGATTTTTTGTCGCGCCGTTCTTCCCCGCCTTCAGCTCGATATATAACCCGTGATACCGCCCTCGCGCGACCGGCAGGCAGAGATCCGGAACCCCTGCCTTAACTCCCTGCCGTTTCATGGCTCTCGCCGTCATCGCGTCCCGTTTCCCGCCGTTCGGTATGTGGTATAAATGCTGCAACTCCGGCATCCGGTCTGCCTGCAGTTCCGCCCATTGCATCAGCGTTTCTTGATTTCTGCTCTCATCTGCCCTTTTGAAATTTCTCACCTTGCGCCCATCACCTCCCGTCTTGTTTTTGCCCTTGCCTCCCGCTCCCTTTCCCGCCGCTCCGCCAGGCGCATCAGATATACGCCATCCACCGCAAAAAACGCTTGGCACCGATTTTCTTTCAGAAACGCCTCTGCCTCTAACAGCTCATATGTCTCTGCCGTAAATTTTCCTCGGCTCTTCCGCTGCAGTTTCCCACGCGCCCGCTGCCGCAACAGCTCCACATAGTCCTCCAGTGCTTTCTGAATCACCGCTATGCCCAAATGCTCGTAGTTCGATTCCAGCCCATTTTTCATTCCCCAGCTCGACACATCCAGGCTTAGTGAATACTGGACATCGCCCCTCTTCACACTCTTCTTTCTCTGTTTCATGCCGTGTCCCATTTTCTGCTCTACCCTTGCTCTATCGGCTCTCCGATATGTCCCGCCTCTACGCCGCAGGCAGCATAGCCCACAATGCCCGCCCAGCTGTCCATGTGCCCCATATTGACGCCAATCCGCGCGATCTTGTTGATTATCTGAATCACGGCCACATCGCTTTTTGTCACCGTCACCGGTATCCCCGTCCGCTCCGTTAGATATGCGCTTATCATTTGCGCAATCGCCTCGAACACGGCATCCGGGGACCCGTACTGCTTCTCCCTGTTCTCAAGGATCTTCTCCACATTTTCCAGAAACTCCGCCCTTTTCATGTCTCTCCGCTCCTTTCCGCTCTCTGTACTCTCAAATCGTGCCAGCCAAACCGCGCCCCCGTCTGCCGGTCACGGATTTTCACGTTTATCAGCTCATATCCGTCTATTTCCAGCATGTCGCGCAACTGCGCCACCAGCTGCACGCCGTCCTTCTTCACATCCTCAATTGAACGGCAGCCCTTCATCGTCTATGCCCTCCGGAATCTGCATAAATCCCTCTTCGCTTACATTTCTGTCCGGCTTTCTCTCTCCGGCTCCCTTTCCGTTCCCCGCGCCCTCATTTGCTTCGCTTCCGGCGCCCTTGCTGTCCGCAAACTCCTGATTGTCCACAACAATGTCCGTCGTGTAGATTTTCTGCCCCTCGCGGTTCGTATAGCTCCCCGTCTGAATTCTTCCGGAAACCAACACGCGCTGCCCTTTCCGGAAATACTTATCCGCGAACTCCGCGCCGCGCCCGAAAACAATGCACCGCAGGAAATCAGCCGTCTGCTGCCCCTGCTCTTCTCTCCGGCCCCTGCGATCCACCGCGAGCACATAGTTTGCCACCGCGATAGAATCTTCGCCGCGCGAATAGCGCAATTCCGGATTCTGCGCCAGCCGTCCCATCAAAACAACATAGTTCATTCCCTTTTCTCCTTTCAGATTGCCATGTACTGTGCAAAACTCATCAAATAGCACACAAAAATCACCGCTCCCGCCGCAATGTATGCCATCCGCTGTGCCATTTCTGCGCTCTTTCTCGCCGCACTCTCGATTTCCAACTGCTCATGCAGGGTTTTATTCTTGCCCTCAAGCTCTCGGCAATATGCCTCTGTCTCCATCAGCCGCAATCTCACTCTGTTTCCGTTCATCTGCTCTTCTCCCATCAATTCACCCTTTAACTACCATCAGCGCAACCACGGCCACTATGCATCCTGCCAGCACCAGAGTCACCGTCATCACCTGCGCATCTGTCCAGCCACGCGCATATTTTCTGCTCCAACTTTCCGGCCCCGTTGCCGTGATTTTCACCCTTTGCTCTTCAATCATGCGCATCAACGCTTCCAGTTGCTCTTGCATCTCCAGATTTTCCCCGTATGCCTTCACAATCTCCTCGCGCTGTTTTTTGTTCTTCCCGATCAGGGATTCAACTTTTTCTCGGCACGCTCTGTTTCTCTGTATCATCTCTTTTTTCCCCATTTTGTCGCCTCCTCTCACTCTCTGCGCCCAGCTCCGGCAGTTTCACCAGCATATATCTCAAATACCCGTACCCGTAATATTCCGGGCTCACAACTCCCGCGCTCACGCTGTCCTTGTCGATGTAGTACCCCTTGCGCTCTGTAGGGTCCACCCGAAACGCATCCCTGCTGGATATGATTCTCACCTGTGGCACCGGCCTCACCAAATTTCTGCTGCAATTCCATCGCTTTTTCATAAGCGCCCCGTCGTCCTCTGTACGGTGCGCATCCGTGTACTTGATAAAATACGCCGCCAGGCGCCCGTAATTCCCGCTATCATCCAGTGGGAAAATCTTTACTCTCGTGTGCTGTTCACAGGCCTTATACCATGCCCGCTGCACAATTTCCGGGTCCAGTTTATTGATTACCATGTGGTGATGCCTTGCGCCCTTGCTGCCTATCTCCATCACATGAATATATTCCAGCTCCTTGCCTCGCTTCCGGTACTCTTTCCGGCACTCCCTAAGAAATACCGCTATGTCCTTCTCCATCTGCTCTTTGCTCCGCTCTTCCTTCCCCCTCTCTCTGATATAGTCAAGGACCAGGTGATAATCTCCATACCCGAAATTGGCATTCATCAGGATCCGCAACTTCCTCTCCGCCTGATTCCGGTTCACCTTCTTTTGCTCTTCTCTGCTCGCCCTGACTCTATCGCCTCTCTCTAACCCCTTTCTTCTATACCGGCTTGAATAGTATCTCTCTACCTCTATGGTCATACCCGCTTTGGTTATTCTCTCCAGATACGGCATATCCCTTCCCCCTGTGTCGGTAAGTTAATACTTTTATCAAGCCTGAAAGCGGCTTCCCGCCGCTCCTTTTTGCCCTTTTCAGTCCCCTGAATTTTTCGCCGGAAAAGCGCCGGCATTGCCGACGCCTCACCGATTATTTAATTCATACCGTGCTCGATGCACTTGCTCCGATTGTTCCGCCCTTAGACCGAATTCTCGTCAACCACCTTGACGGTCCTCTTCATTGACACGGTAACGCCCTTCATGTAAATCTTTGCTTGTATACCATTCGGCAGCTCAAGCGTCGCCGATACCACTCTGCCAATCATAACCTCTTTGCCAATCTCTGCCACCAAGTCATCAATGCTGTTCGTCCGGCTTGCGCCCTTAAACGCCTCTTCGCCAAACATCTCCTTGCCAAGCTCTTCCACACGCTTCTCTGCCTTGGCGAACTCTTCCCGGTTCAGTCCATAAATTCCCAACAACTCTTCTCTGCTGATCATCCCTTACCACCATTCTCTGATATAGCCGCAAAATCCCTTCAGTCTCATCACGGAATCCTCTGCGCGCCTAAGTCCGTCGATTGCCTTCTCCATGTCCTCTATGAACTGCTCTCTCGTACTCGGATAGCTATAGTCGCTGATTTTCTCCATCTTCTCCAGGCGCATCCGCATCAGTCCAATCTCTCTGGAAACCTGCTTGCGTTCCCGCTCTTCTCTCTCATCCCTTGTCACAGTCTCCGCCTCCTTTCCCGCTCTGTGCCTCTTTTTCATCCGGAACCGTGCCTTCCAGTGCCTTCTGCGCCGCATCAATGCTCTCGTGAAAGCTTTCCGGAACCCCTCCCGGAATTGAAATTGCGATCTCTCCCCGCAGTCTTTCCAGCTTCATGACCGCCTTTCTAATCTGTCGCTTCTTTGCGTCCTCTTTTGCCACCGCCATATTACTTCCCTCCCTTCTCACTTGTAGGCCATCCAGACAACCACCATCGCCAGCAGCAGCGCAATCCACGACACCGTAAACAGCGCTTCCGTCAGCGTTTCGTTCCGGTTCCGCTCCCGTGTCGCCGCCTCATAAGCTCTTGCCCTTCTCTTGTTCATCATTCGCGCATTTCGTTCGGCTTCCAGGCGCAATTCTCGCTCCTGCTCCGCAATCTCTCTCAATGCAGCGCATTCTTCTTCCATCTGCTCCAGTACAAGCCGCTGCTCTTCCGGTGTCGCATTCACTGCCCGCGCCATTTCCGGCCTCGCGCTCCATACGCGCACAATAGCCCCCTGTTGCCCGCTCTGCGTGTTCATTCCCTTTTTCCTTCCTGCTCTCTCTTCCTTCTTTCCAGCCCGACCGTCATCCGGGCTGCCTTTTCCAGCTCTCCGGCCGTCTGCTCCAAAATGCGCAAAATCTTATCAATTTCCGGATAGTCAAAATCTTCCTTGAGTTGCTCCTGCAATACACCCACCAATCCGGACATCATTTCCAGAAGTCTTGTGTATCCGTCCATTCCTTCCCCTTATTTCCCTGCTTCTCCGGCCTAACAACCTCTCCGCCATAGGCGAGCTCATACTTCTTCACCTCTTCCGGTGACAGCCTCCGCCGGTACAGCGCAAAGCCCCACGCTCGTACCATTTCGCCCATGCACTCGCGCTGATATCCGTAATCCTGTGTCTCGCAAAGCCCGTCCGTCGGCTGACAACCAGGACCCGGCGGGCGCTCCAGCAGATAATATTTGTAGCGTATCATTTATATGCCTCCTGCCAGATTTGCCCGTGCAAGCGCCGCTGCCATCAGCGGAACCACGCTGTTGCCAATCTTCGCAACCTGTTCCGTCTTCGGGTATCTTTTTCCCGTCGCATCGTGGTCGATTACATAGCTCTTCGGAAATCCCTGTGCCAGCTTCATCTCTTCCGGTTTCAGCATCCGGAAAAGAATATCTCGTATCTGATACGTCTCCCGCTTCCCGTCCATGATGCAGCTCACAAGCCCATAGTGTCCGCATGTCGTGATTGTCCTGATAGGCTCATCCAGCCCCACGCCTATGCTCTGCCCGTAGAATGTCGTAAGAAAGCCCGCCGCTTCCGGTGCATCCGGAGTCTCTTCTGCTCTGCTTACCTTATCCATCACACAACTCACCATGCCGAAGCGGTCTTTTGTCGTGATCGTCGCAATCGGGTCCGAAATCTGCTGCCCGCATCCCGTGCCGTAGTATTTGACCAGGAATGCTGCAACCTCTTTACTGCGATCTTCTCCCGCCGCCCGGGCTTTGCCTTCCTGCTCCGGCCTTTCTGCATTTCTTCCGGAAACGCCTTCCTCGGTCTGAACGCCCCCGTTTTCGCACTGTTTCTGCTCCGATTTCTTCTCTACGCATACACTTACAAGCGAATATCGGTTTGACGTGTCAATGGTCTTAATCGGCTCCGTAATTACCTGACCGCGCGCATCTCCCGCTTTCGTCTCGCCGTGATACTGAATCAGGAACGGGAATGCCTTCTCTTTATCCAGAAAATACGGGTGCGGGCTCTCGACAATGTACTTGCGGATCCCGTTCGCAATTCGTTTCAGCGTCGCCTCCTTCAACGGATGCTTCCGCGTAAAGATTGATTCACCCAAATCAGAGAAATCCAGACACCCCGCTACCGGAACCCAACTTTTCAGTCCGCCGCTCCCGTCCTTGCTGTGTGTTGGCTTCGGGAATGCTATCGGCTTGCCATCGCTCCGCAGTACCGCATACCACCGCTTGCGCGTTGTTGCCGCTCCATAGTCAGCCGCTACCAGAATCCGGCTATCAAATGTGAATCCGAGCTCACGCATTGCCCTTATGAACTTCTGATAGTCCTCGCCGTTCCGCTCTTTGATTCGGTGCCCGCTTTCGTCCAGCGGGCCCCAGTCCTGAATTTCTTCCACATTCTCCATCAGCAGGATTTTGGGTAGATGCCCCGTAGCCTCTCGAATCTGTTTGCACAAGCGATACACCGCCCACGGCAGCACTCTCAATCCACGCTCTCGCGGCTGTCCGCCCTTGGCCTTGCTATGACTCGTACAATCCGGGCTTGCCCACATCACATCTACAATGTCATCCGGCTGCAGATAATTCGCGAGATCAACCTTGAAAACATCTTCCGTCAGGTGCAGCGCTTTCGGGTGATTGACGGTGTGCATCCGGATTGCCTCCGGATCATGGTTAATTGCAATGCTCACCTCAACCCCCGCCATCCTAAGACCTTCGGAAGCACCACCCCCTCCGGCAAATGCATCAATCGCAATATGGCTCACGCCTCAACCCCCTCTATTCTCTCGAATGCGTCCGCGTTGATTATGTAGACCCATCCGTTTTCCGTTGTATGGATCCCGTAGCCCCACGGGAACACACCTTGCCGCAGTCCCTTGCTCACTGTCATCTCTCCGACGCCGAGCAACCTTGCGGTCTCCTTTACTGTCAGTTTCCGGATTGCGCCCCTGCGCCGCTCCCGCGCGCGTATGCCGGCGCTTTCCCTCATATCTTCCGCGCTCGCCTCCCGCCTTGAAAAATAATCAGCTTCCAGGCCGAGCGCGATTGCAATCTCTCGTTGCACAGATTCCGGCGGCACTCTGTCTCCGGACAAATACAGGCTGATTGATCCCTTCGTTTTTCCGGTAATTCCGGCTACCTGTGTTTGTTTCAGATTCAGTTCCTGCATCGCCTTTCTTAATCTCTGTCCGAACATAACGCTCCTTTGCCGCTTCCTTACAGAAACAGAAGATTCCCTATATCAATTCCCGTGCACTGCTCAAAAATCTTCGCATCAAAATTCGGCAATGTTCGGACTGCTTCCCTCTCTTTTTCCGTCAGCCTTCCCCACGCGTCGTTTGCCGCTTCCCTGCCGCGCTCAATGCTCCTTCTAAGCTTCTCCAAAACTTTTTTTGCGTCGCTCAGTTCCCAATCCACTATTGTCCAGTCCGACGGCCGGTTGAACATCAAAATCTTATGCTCACCTGTGTTAAAGCATCCGGAATGCCGGTTGCCTATGTTGTAGTCACCGGAGTTCCCATCCCCTCTGTTGCAGTCCCCGCTGTTCCGGTCCCCCTCGTTTCTCATTCCGGTATTTGCATTGCCCGTGTTGAAGCTTCCGGCGTTCAAGCTTCCGGAATTTTCGCTGCCGGTGTTGTTGTCTCCGTAGTTGCTATCACCAGCGTTGCAATCTCCAACATTCATATGCCCGCTGTTGTAGTCTCCCAGATTCTTGGTCCCGGAATTATCAAACCCGCTGTTCCCGTGTGCATCCTTCAGCCCTATCACTTTGCCTCCTCCAATGCTTTCTTCTGTAGCCAAGCATTTGACGCATCGCACAGTCTTACACATGCGCTTTGCGCATACCTGACTTGTTCGCACGCTCCCGCATAGCTTTCGTTCTTGCCTTGCCGTGTAAGGAATGCCGCTTCGCTCAAGCCTTCCTCCGCCTGTAAAAGATCCCGCATCGTCCCCCGAATTTCATCGCGTGCGTGCTCAATGGCTTCAATCAATTCTTCCCGTTCCTGACTTCCCTTCTTCAAATCAGATTTGATTACACTCCCAATTTTTCCCCTTGCTTCTTCCAAGCCATCAATCGCTTGTTGTACACAAACCCAACCCGAAAAAGTGATATTCAGTCCGATTACCAAGCTCTCCAACTTCTCCCGAGCACGCTTTATCTCCTCAAGCCCTTCTTTCAGCAGCTTCTCATCGCATGTCTCATTCTTTTTCATTGCGTCGCTGTCCCTTCCTCTTCTGCTCGCGCCATGCTCTCTTCCAGTTCTGCCTGCGCATCCTTAAAACTCCGACCGGCTGCTCTTAAACAGCAGCGCGCCTTTTTGAGCTTCCAGTGATAATCTCCCAGGCTGTCCGGCATAATGCCTTTGGAATCTGCCAGTGCCATCGTAATTAATCTGACACATCCGTCCGTAGCTCTCCGCGTGCTGATAGGTATAATTCCTTCTCCGCGGTCCGTCTTGCCGAGAAGCATGTCCTCACTATTTGCAATCGCAATTCCCGTGTAGGTTCCCACTTTCCACATCGCATCAGCGTCAAGTTTCGATATGCCTACCAGCTCTTCCAGCTCGTGCGTATACGCCAGTGCTTTCCGCGCCGCCGTCTCACCTTTTGCAATCAACTTTTTGAAGCGCACGCTTTGCGGGCTTGCATCTTCTCCCATATCTCGCCAGTCACACACCGTGATCACATCCCGCGCAATCCAGCGCAGTAATGCGTCCGCCTTCGGACTGTGGCAGCTCTTCACCAGTTCCCGCACGCCCGCTATGTTAAAGAGCGCCGTCTCCTGTTCTTTTCCATCCGCGCCGGCCAGCATCTCAAATGCCACCGAATCAGGATCCAGAATCTCCCACGCCATGTTCTCATCTATGTTGCCAAGCGCCTCACAGATATCTCTTGCGACCATCCATCTTCCGTGCCGGTCAGCAATCACCGTCACGCGCCCGAATTGCTTGTTCTTAAAAATTCGCTTCTGAAAGACCTTTTTCATGTTCGTGCCGCTCCCTCTGCGCTCACTGTTTCAGCGCTCTCTTCTTTTCTCTCTTCTCCGAGTCCGCGCTCGCCGTCATGTAGCCTTCCATAAAGCCCAGCATCACGCGCTGCGTCGTATCGTCCATCTTTTTCAGCATCTCCAGAATCCGCTCAAGCTGCGGTCTCTGCTTGTAATCCAGAAGCTGTTCCATGGTTATCTCCTTTCTTGTGTTTGGTTCTTTTGTGCGTCGCCTGCATTAAATTGTGCTTACACTGCCATATTAGGTGCTTGTGTTTCATTTGTCAACGGGATTCTGTTGTTTATGTTGCATTGTTTCTTTTTTGCGTGTATGCTCACGCTAGGAGGTAACTAATATGACCACAATTAACAGCCGGCTCAAAGAATTGCGTCTTCATCTCAAACTGACCCAGGAAGACTTTGCCGCCCGCTTACACGTCAAGCGCGGCACAGTCACAAACTATGAGCTTGGGCGAAACATCCCCTCTAATTCGGTATTAGCTCTCATCTATAGGGAATTTCTCGTTTCCCCCAATTGGCTTGAAAACGGCGTCGGTGAAATGTTTTCGCAGAACGCTTCGTTCGACCTTGCCACCTTCGCGCGGAACCACGGCGCCACGGAACTGGAGTTGCGCATTGCCAAGGCTTTCTTCTCTGTGGATCAGGAAACGCGGGCTGTCTTCCTTGCGCAATTCCAACGCTTCCTCGCGGAAAGCGAAAATGAAAAACCGCAGGCGGTCCCGAAGACCCCTGCGGAAATGACGGAAAGCGAAATTCATGCGCACGCGCTCGAAATCGAACGGCAAATGCTGTTAGAAAAAAGAGCTGCGGAAGGATCCTCAGCATCGACGCCCGACGCTATCGACGCATGATCCGGTAATCGGCACAACAAAAAAGAGACCACCGCAGTTGGCGCTGCGGCGGTCTCTCCCAGACCAAACAGGAATATTTGATCCAGTAACTCTTCACTCATTTTATCATATCCCCGTTTGGTCCTTCAAGGAATAGGACTATGGGAAAACGAAATCCAAACAATTACGGCTGTGTCACAAAACTTAAGGGTAAACGCTCCCGCCCTTGGATTGTCAAGGTTACGGTCTACGACTCGGAAGGCCGTGCGCGGCAAGTACCCGTTGACTATGCCGAAACAGAAGAGCAGGCAAACATCATCCTCGCGCAGTACAATAACAACCCTTGGAATATCGACCGGAACAAAGTGACATTGCTTGAATTATACAGACGCTGGTCGGAAGTTCAGCTCTCAAAACTCGGAAAATCAACCCAGGCTTCTTCTAAGACCGCATTCAACCACTGCCAGAAGTATTACGGCATGAAATACCGCTCCCTTCGCGCTTATCACATGCAGGATTGCATTGATAACTGTGGGTGCGGGCATAGCATCCAGTCGCAAATCCGAACTCTTTGGGGACACTTGGATCGTTTTGCGTTTGAATGTGACATCATAGATAAAATGTACTCCCAGATTACAACCACAAAGACCGAAGCCCCTGAAACCACTCGTTCCCCGTTCACTCCGGAACAAATCGCCGCTTTATGGAATATTCAGGATCAGCCCAATGTTGATACCGTTCTCGTATTCATCTATACGGGTTTTCGGCTGACCGAGCTTCTTGACATGAAAACGGAACAGGTTGATTTAGAGCAGCGCACATTTCAAGGCGGAATCAAGACGGCGGCGGGCAAGGCGCGCATTGTTCCTATTCACCCCAGAATTTATCCCTTTGTTGAAAATTGGGCAAGGCAAGGCCACAAATATTTAATTCTCTTTGACGGCATTAAGATTAGGCCCACAAGCTATTATTCTCGCTGGAACGAAGTGATGCATCGAATCGGCGCGACCGGCAAAACTCCGCACGAAGCCCGCCATACTTTTGAGACAATGCTCGATAACGCGCATGGTAATCGCAAGTGCATTGATATGCTCATGGGCCATAAGTCTCGCGACATTGGCAATCGCGTCTACAATCACAAAACGCTCGACCAACTGCGGGAAACAATCCTGCTTCTCAAATAGTTTTACTGTAAACTAGTAACAGTTAAGAAACAAATAACCCACGAAAGCCTTGTAAATACTGGCTTTCGTGGGTTATTTGATACATAGGATCGTGCTTCCACTCACCAGATAACACAAGCTCATTCATCGGCTTCAGCGCTTCGAGAGTCTTTTTGATTTGATATTCACGGCAAAGCGCACCGGGTAACTTTACACTTTGCCGCAACAGGTCTTGCTTCTCTTCTAGGGAAGGAATATCTTTATCCGGTAGTCTCTGCCCTTCGTGTTGCCAGGGAAGATAGTAGATTTCCTTTCCTTTTTGGACGAATAAGAGCACCTCGATGCTGTTCTCCGAGTCTCTCACCTGCGCCTGTGCTTCCTCCTCGTCCAGTTTAGTCTCCACATTGCTGATCCAGTTTTCAAGACTTCTTCTGGGCTTATCGAGGCAATAGGAATCTGCCTTCGTCTTTTTATGTCCGGTCTTATTCTCCTCTTCCTTTTTCGCTTTTCCGTACATTTCCTTCTCAGCTTCGGTTTCCCAATCAGGCTCCCGGTCGTCGTAGCAATCCTGCACCAAATTCGGAATATCCGTCGGCAGTGTGATTATGTCCGGCAAACGCTTTTTGGTTCTCATGAGAAGATAGTCCCCGTAAATGGCGCGCGTTCCGGATTCAAACGCATCTTCATCCGGCTCTATGACATAGCACTGCGCTGCTTTCAGCTGTTCCGGCCGCATATTGTCATGAATCGGATGACGATGTAAGCGACCCAGACGTTGCAGGAGTAAGTCCATGGGGCAGAGGTCGGTGAGCATCACATCTCCGTCAATATCCAGGCTTTGTTCGAGCACCGATGTTCCTATTACAATCAAATGATCCCGTTCCGCTTTGGCGGAGCGCTTTCCCAGTTTTTGCAACAATTCACGCTCACGCGCTGCGCGGTCCGGCATCAAAAACGCGCTGTGCAGAAGAATAATCTGTGCCTCCGGCATTTGCGCTCTCACTTCTTTGGCAAACTCTTGCGCTCGCCGTATGGTGCTTAATATCACGATTGCGCAGCCGCCGTCCCGCAACTTTTCTCGCAGCGTTTGAATCCGCTCCGATTCTTTGACATGTCGAATCGCTACACTTTGCGGTTTACTCTGTAGTTGCAGTCCCTTCTGGTGAACCTCTTTTCCGTCGGTCCAGGTGAGCAGCGGATACGCGCGCGAATATCTCCAATCCGCTTCTTCTCCTTGCGTAAACCGCTTCTCGCGCTCACGTTTTTCTCGCTTAGATATATTCAGATAGGCATCCACAAAGTCGATGCGCCTTGAAGCGGGCAATGTGGCCGAGAGAAGAATCACCGGCACATGATAGGCACCGAGCCAGCAGAGTGCACGCTCCAGGTACACGCCCATGTAGGCATCGTAAGCATGTACCTCATCGATTATCACAATTTTCCCCGCCATGCCGAGGTGTCTTAGCATCAAGTGTTTTTGTTTCAGCGCGGCCATCAAAATCTGGTCCACCGTTGCAATGACAAAATCGGAGAGCAATACTTGCTTGCGGCCGCGGAAAAAGCTGTGTACTACCAGAGCCTTATCCTCATCCTCTCCGATGCGCGCTTCCCCCGTGAACTCTCCTTTTCCCGCTTCCAGCAAATCGGCATAGTCCTGATTTAACTCCGCTTTGCCGTGCGCAAGGCGTATCGAGAGTTTCTCCTTGCTCTCTCCCTGAACCGCAACCTGTTCCTCCGCCCAAGTCCGTATGCGCGGAAAAATGCCGTTTGCCGTCGCCTGTGTCGGCAGGCCGAAAAAGAGCCCGCCGCTTCCGCACTTTCCGGCAAATGTTTCGGCGGCAGCAAGTGCCGCTTCGGTTTTACCGACTCCCATCTGCGCCTCGACAATGAGAATGCCCGGAGAGCTGACAGCATCTGATATCTCAAGCACTGCCTTTTGAAGTTCGTTGGGGGAAAAACCAAAATTCTCCTTAAAAACTGTCTCGTCCATTCCGCCAAGCTCGGCCGACCAGACAGCCGGAAGCTTTAACTTTTTCCAAGCACTGCAAGTCCGCTCGGGATACAGGTCTTCCCGTCCCAAATCGTCAATCGAAATGGTCGGGTGGTAGAATTGATTGCTTGCGACCCAGTCCGCCATGACAAGAAATCCGGAAAGCAAAACACGCTGCGGTCCGGAGAGTTCCGGGATACTCGTTGCGTCTTGAATGCCGCTTACTTCGAAGGCGTATCGAAGAAAGACATCCCAAATCTCATCCCACAGCGGGGCATCACTATCCTTGCCTCTGAAGTTGACGAGATGTCCGTCAAACGTGGCCTCACTCACCGCCTCCTGAGGTTTTCCGTGATGTGCGCCGACAATCTCACAAATTCCTTCGTTCACACCCCGCTGCTGTAAAATCACCTGACCGGCCAACGCATGCGCTACTGCTGAGGGGGCGGTAAAAGTTCTTATATCCGCTATTTCCAGCCCTTCTTCCGCAAGCCG